GAGGTTATCGAATTCGAAGAAAGTGTTGATGAATATCTATTTACGGTTTTTAGAATAAATTCATATGGAATCAATAATGTTCGCGGATTTTTATTCGAGAGAATGGAATTGAATCCTTCAGAAATAAAACATTTATTAGAAGAAAGCTGCTCTCAAATATATCATCATCCGTCAAAAAATTTGATACTAGAAGATATCGAATCGGTTGACGACGATGCCGACGATGACGTATGTAATATATGTGGAATGGACGGGCATTATGAAGAAGGGTGTCATTTAAGCAATGATCCGAATCTAAGAAGTTGGCGTTAGTAAAATAAATAAAATTGACGCATTTTTATAGTTATACAAAATATATAAATCTTTATTACCTGAAACATGAGTCTTACACGTGAAGAAGCTATCCATATGAACGCCGATAAATGTAGACAAGGAGTCATCACATATATCGCAGGTGTTGGTCCATTATATGAAAGAAACATTACCTTCCTTACAAAAATGGGGAAAACGCGAAATACAGAAACATTCATTATGACGAATCGCGCGAATCTCCTAGACGCATATCTAGCGGAGAGGGAAAAAGAAGAAGAAGAAATTCGTAGAAGAGAAAATGCGATTACCTGGGCAGAACTAATACAACAAGAAGAAGCGATGACAGTTCGACGACGGTTAGAACGAGAGAGAGAAAAATATAACGACGACTTGATTTTTAAGTTCGATGAACCAATACATAAAACAACAAATCATTATAAAAAAGCTCTTAAGTCATTGATGCGATTAGCTAGATTTTAGAAGTTAATTTATTTATCATTGTTTTTCTATATTTTCGTCTTTTATTTTTTATTGTTCGTTTTTTTCTCTTTTTTTACTGCTGCAGCTGAAACTCCAAAAATCCGTTTACGCCGTTTATACCTTTGCACATGTAAAGGCTAAACCTTAAACTTCTTTTTTTGGTGCTAACCGTGCCATTTTAAATGTTCAAGGGTGTAAATAATTATTTGTATATATATATTAGATAAAGCATAAAATTGAAATTCTTTTTTTCATTCATCATCTAAAACATCAGTGATTAAAATAATCAGAAATGCAAGTATCGAAACAGCTCCTTATCAACAATATCAGCAAGAATGTCGAGTTACCAGATGACGTATTGAATATCATAAAGGATTTTTGCTTTTATGATATGCCTACCGGCCTCATGAGAAGATTTATTACAGAGAGAAGACAAGAAATATGCCGGATATTTAATAGTGAGCATTGTATTTCACGTAAAAATCCGGGAAGACACTTTGAGAATCCTGATACAGAAGAACATTGGGTATTTTATATAACTAATCAAAGACCCATTTTAGATTTACAAGGGGTAAACTGTAGTTTATGTGGAAACTATTCGCACTATTCGAGAGGATGTACGGAACAAAATATTTGTAGATGTATTAACGATGATTTTGAGAATTAGATTTTTGGATTTTTGGATTTTTGGATTTTTGGATTTTTGGATTTTATAAAAATATAAAAGTATAAAAAATTGAATTTTTTTTTTCGATATTATCTAAATAAACCCGTTAAAATGCAAGTATCGAAACAGCTTCTTATCAACAATATCCAGTTACCGGATGACGTATTGAATATCATAAAAGGGTTTTGCTTTTATGATATGCCTACTGGTATAAGTCGACTATTTATTACGGAGAGAAAACAAGAAATATGCCGTATATTCAATAAGTGTATTATATATAGTGGATATTTCTCAGATAAATATCATGATGATACAGAACAATATTGGATTTTCTTGCTAAGTCAACCAAATGTTGTTATATATGGCAATACTCGTAATAAGTTATATTTACAATGTTTATTCTGTTGTATATGTGGCAACTTGTTACACTATTCCCGAGGAGCTACTCCACAAAATGTATGTAAATGCGAGATTCATCGATAACTAACAATCATTAGATTATCGTCAATGCGGATTCCTCTACACGAATAGGTTTCTTTGATTTCTCTAAAACATTCATTTATATATTCAATCAATTCCGTAAATTCTTTCAGTGGTTGGAATCTCTCTAAAAATGGAATCGTAGGATCGTATTCTGGACTTAATAGTATACGAATTCGATTTAAAATATCCTGGCCGGATTCCACTAAAACTTCATACACATTCGCTATCTCGGTATTTTTTTCTGCGCGTTTATTATTCCGCTGGACTAATGTTTTAAGTTCTTCTTTTGTAATTAAATTTCGCATATAATTAATACGTAACTCGCGATTACGTTCGACAAATGATTCGCGTAGTGGCGGTAATATGACATACATAATATGTAAAATCCTCTGGACTAAACTAGATAATCTCGAAGTAAATCCTCTCCAGTTCTCCTCTGGTTCATTTCTAAAATTGCGTATATATAAGAAAATCGTACGCATATAATTCATACGAAGGTCTCCTCTACAAATCTGATGATTATGTCTATCTGCCGGCTGTCCGTTCGCTCGTTCAAGTGTTCGTTGTTGCCATTCGAAAAAATGCGGATTATGTATTGGACCATTTGCAATCCTCCCCGTCCTCCAATTAAATCCCGTATTACAATTCGTACACCACATCTGGTCACAACCGTTTATCTTAAATATATTAATACTGCATTTTGGACACGGTTTTGTTTCATTCGCAATCATCCTTGCGCTAGCAATAGAATCGGGATTACAAGTATGCTCTGAATCTCTCGCGACTCCCTTTACTTCTCTACATTCAGGGCAACTCCATATATTACAAAGACCGCATTTCCACTGACTAGATAGAAATCCTCTGCATTCTGTTACTGGACATTGCATAACGAATGTACGTCGGTCTTCAGCAGGAGGTTTTCTAGAATTTAGTCCGATATTTAAACCATTAATTTCATATGAAATGCGGTTTTGTTGTTCTCTCAAAATCAATATTTGACGTCTTACTCGTTCTTGAACGATAAGTTCTTCGACATATGGTTGCGTTGCTGGTAATAGAGCGATTTCTTGTTGTAGAAGAACTTCTTCTCGATGACATTTTAACTCTTTATTAATAAATGATTTTGGAAATACGTTTGAAATGAATTTACGCGACCACAGTTTGTCGCATTCATTCAGCATACATTTCGGTTCATTGATAGATAAAACAAATATCTTGTAGCATTTCTGACAAGCTTCAAAAACACAATATTCGCATTTAACACATCCTCTCGTAGAAAGGTTGTATGATTCCGTACAGATAGAGCAACTTTTTTTTTCATTCGGTAGAATTTTATTTTCTAAAACTGGTTTATTATGAGATATATCTTCCATTATTTTCTAAAACTATAATATTTAGTTAAATTACCATTATATTGTTTTTATTTATAATTATTTTGTGTTTGTTTTGCCCGTACATCAGATATATATGTATTATTGAACCAAGGTTTTAATTCTAGTTGTTTATAATTTCGGTCATGGTGTAGAGGCATCGCTAATGGAACTACTAACGTACTCTGGTCTTGCATATATTTTAAATATCCCATCGCTTCTCCATATACTCTAGGAATAACATCTGCTAGAACGAGTTTATTTAGCCGTTCGATTTGTCCACGAATATCCGTAGATAAATTTTCAGTATATTGGAAGTAGATACTGCGCATAATAATGGATAATTGTTCGATGTTCTGCGGAGGTACTACAATTTCATTTCCAGCGGTTTTAGACATATTATATACTCCGGCACGTAATCCATTTTGAATAATCTGAATGTTTTCTGCTGAGAAATATGTACGAGCTAATAAATTATCTTCCCATTCATTTCCTGAAAGCGCAGTATAATAACTCGTAGGTTTATTCTTTAGCGCGATTCTTTCCTGCATCTTAAATATTGCACTCGGATCAGGTTGAGAAATAATATTTACTCGACCATTATATCGTTGCATGTCTAATATTTGAGATTTATGTTCTGGATCAGTTATAATTGTATCGGTTTTTACATAAGGACGAATATCAAGTGGCATAGTTTAGTATATAACAAACCGATATATTCTTTTCTTTTGTCTTTCTAAAATATATATTCAATGAAATTTACAGAATTAGTCATTGGTATTATTTGTTTTCTCGCATTTATATCCTTTATGACAAATTGTACTGGGAATAGTACAGAGACAATTAAGAATTTTTTTAAAAAAATAGGAATAATATCCAACTCAAAGACTTCATCATAAAAAATATATATTTATCATATATATGGAGTTTAATAATATTGTTATTATTATAGCGTTAATTTTATTAATTATTTGTTTAGTGATATATGCAGTTTCATATAATAAAATATCAAGTAAAGCTTTCCCTTATACTCAGGATGAGTGTCCTAAATTATGGATGAAAGATGATGAAGGTAATTGTTTAAATCCGATTTGTTCAGGAGATTCAATTAATTGTAATTCTTTAGCACCAGGTGGAACATGGGCGAGTACTAGTAAAACTCCTGGATATGATAGTGCAATACAACCTGCTGGAGGATTTAATCCGAATCACTCTAAATGGGATTCATATAAATCTGCAAAGTCCGCCATATGTGGCAAAAAAGCATGGAGTAATGAGAATAAAATAGAATGGAATGGGGTTTCGACTTACAATTCATGTTAATTAAAAATATAAAAATAATATAGTTTGAAGAAAATATATTCGAACTATACTATAAAGAAGAATATGATACCGAATAACATAATAAGTGTAACTAGTAAATTTGATAGAATAAATAGTTTTAGTTATCAACATATAGTTATTGGAGTCGCTGGATTTATTTTTATTATAACAATGGTAATATTCTGGTATATAACTCCAGGAGTAAATACTGTATATCCGCCAGTAATGTCAAATTGTCCAGTTGGTTGGTATGTAAATCAAGATGGTACTTGTAATATTCCACCTAAAGGAAGTAAGAATTTAGGAAATTTACAGGGTGTTCCAGTATATAAAATTATAAGCGAAGGTAATATTAAATATACAACTGATGCAAATTCCGGGGGTATATTATTAACGGATAAAAATGCAAATACTATTTTAGCATATACTAAACTACAAATACCTGCCGGATATGATATTGAGAATATTCAAAATCCTGTCATAGATTTCACTGATAATAATTGGGGTCAATATGGTTCTGTATTATGTGCAAACTATGATTGGGCTATGAAAAATAATATTGAATGGGAAGGTGTTACAAATTATAATCAATGTAAATGATAATTTTCTATAAATTTCTCTACTTTCGCATCTTCTCCAAATGTATAATCTATTTTACTTAATTGGTTTTGTAGTTGAAATAATATACGTTTTCCTTCTAAATTCCCTTTTTTATTCGAAGATTCTAAAATATTCACTTCGTTAATCTCGTTTACTAGAAACCGCAAATTCTGTATTTCGGGCAATAGTTCATTTGCGTAAAACTCCATCGCGGTTGTTAGAATCTCTTGATTTCCAGTGCTTCTATATTCGTCTAACCATTCATTTATTTTAGATTTTGCGGATTCTATTTCATACTTTTTTTCTGCAATCTTTTCTTCTCGTTCTTTATTATTATAAATATTATTATAGTGTTCTTTTATGTCTCTTACGATTTCATTATCTCCATTATAAACTTCCATAATTTCTTTAAACCTAGCAATCGAATCTTCTTCTTTTATATAATTAAAGAGAGAATCTAATTTATGCTGAATCATATTGGATTTCGACTCTTCTACCAAATCTTGAAACATTGTAAGATAATAATATAAATCGCTAAAAACGCCCGCAAAAATACGGATATTTAGTGAGCAAGGATTGTTTGCTCCACAAATTGCAGTATACGTCCTATCCGTTACCTTAAAAATGGTTCCTTCAGGTGAACCAGGATTCTTACAATTAATACATTTATGTCTAAAAGTATTTATTTGATTTAATAGTTTACGTTTTCCTATACCATTTTTTAGTCCTTTTATATATATATTACGTTTATGTGTATTTCGTATTTTTTCGTATTTCGCCTTTAAATAAAAATATAGATTAAGTGCGTTGTTTACATCGATATCCGATTTAGTAACATTCTCTCCACTATCATGATTACGATTTGTCTCAATATTCGGATTATTATCCATTCTTAAATCCGTAATTGTATCCGGGAAATGTTGAACGACAATCATCATATTATTTTCACAATGGAGAGTCGTTAAATTCTCGACGCCATCTAAATCGAGTATCTTGATTCGATTATTACTACAGTATAATTTCTCTAAAGAAGACGGAACATTCCGAATATCGATAAAGAGATTCTGAGAGATATTTAATATTTTTAAAGCCGTATATTTTCTAAAATTCATATGTTTGATTCCATTTTCATTCACTTCTAAAACTATTATTCTAGGGGGTAGATCTTCTAACTCTACTAATAGATTTCTTGGACATATCAATTGAGTAATATGATCAGGAAGATTTCTTATACTTGTAATATTTCCTGGCGCGAATTGGAGAGATGTTACATTCGTAAAATTACACTCTTTTAAAATCTGGAAATCGAGATCACCCGTCATCGGCTCTTTCACTATAATTTCAGTTAAAGATGGATGAAGATTTTCCAAGAAATCGAGTAACTGCTGTTGTGCCGTATTATTTTCGGGTTGTATAGAAAACTCTCGGCGTTCTTCTAAAAATGTAGTAGACATTATATATTATACTCCCGTATAATCTTCATCCGGTTATAACGGACGATTATCTAATGTCGGCAATTGTGTAATGGAGGATTTGGTTTGAATCGCACGCTGATGGTCTTTATAGAATCGTATCTTAGATAATATATATTCCTGCTCTTTGATTTTCTTTTGATATTCTTCTTCTGGAGAGAGCTTTACGCGATAACAGTAATATAGTACTAGTCCAAATATAACAATAAATATGATAAATATACCGATATTTAAAGCGTATTGATAGACGTATACGCGATTTTCATGACATTTATTTAATAATTCCGACATGTAGAATTTCGACGAATTTTCGATTAATCTGGGAATTTCCGACATCTCTCCTTATATTATTTTTCTCTTTTGGAAAAGCGGGATTATACGCATTCATTCTACTAAAGTGTCTTATTCAATATATATATATTACACTATAAAACCGTATAAATCGATAATTCTATATTTACTAATTTATTATATTATGCGCGTTTCATTTTTTATTTTCATTCTCTCAAATTCTATTTTAAAATCTGGTGAATCTCTCGGGTTTTTATTTCAACGCCAACAAAAATTGATAACTCCTCTAATAAAATATCGGATTCAAACCAATATTTCCGATTTTTATCACGAACAAACAACAAACAATACTTTCTCTCGAGATATGTTCATGATTCTCGATTCGTTTCTTTTGTAGAGTTAGAGATGGAGTTGTAAAAAATATACTATATTGTTAAACCGTATAAATAAATCACATTTTATAGATATATAATGCGATTTACTACCGGGATTCTCTCATTACTCGCGTTGTCGGTATACACATTGTCCTTTTCCTTTCCTTTCCAGTCCTACCGTAAATTTATTAAGCCGGCGAAGAAGTATCCATTCTCTCAAAAATACTATGAAAATTCCATGAAAAGATTGAATTCTCAAAATATTTCTTATCCAAAAAATCAATTCGATAAAACTATCAAAGAATTCGAAGATGAATTCGGCGAAGACATCGAAGACTTTGAAGGAGAGGATGAATACTCGCATTTACCTCCCGAATACGTTCAGCGTAATTCACAAGGTAATATCCGCATTGTTCTTAATAAAAATATGCTGAAAAGTTTTGGAAATGCTTTCGAATTTATTCCGATTCAACAGAGTGAAAAAAATCCATTTGGCCATGATGGCGATGGCGACGATGATTACGACGATGACGATTCCTACCGCAAATCCAGGAATCAGAAATCCAAGAATTTTAAGGTCATTACAAAAAGCCCTTTTTCATTTAAAAATGTTGGCGGATACGATTCCATTAAATCCGAACTATATCAATGTATAGACCTTCTAACAAACTTTACCAAGTATGCACAATATAATGTTCGTATTCCAAAAGGACTAATCTTAGAAGGACCTCCTGGAAATGGTAAAACCTTATTAGCAAAAGCATTGGCTGGTGAAGCGAAAACTGCATTTATTACCGTTTCTGGGTCGGAATTCCAAGAGGTATATGTGGGCGTCGGGTCATCTCGTATTCGCGAACTTTTTGAACTTGCTAAAAAAAATGTCCCGTGCATTATCTTTATTGATGAAATCGATGCTTTAGGAAGAGCCAGATCAAAGAATAGCGAATCCAGTACCTCCGAACGCGATAATACCTTGAACGAATTATTGGTCGCGCTCGATGGGTTCGGAACCGCGAACGGTATTTTCGTGATTGGTGCGACCAATCGCGCCGACCTTCTTGATAGCGCTTTAACACGTCCTGGACGTATTGATAAACGTATGTTTATTGGAAACCCGGATAAAAATACGCGTACAGAAATTGTCAATATGAATCTAGTAGGAAAACCGTACGATGTTACTGTCGATATTGATACGATTATTGAAACTACCGCGGGATTTTCTTGTGCCCAAATCGAGAATTTATTGAACGAAGCAATGTTGAATGCTTTACGACTTGGTAAAACCGCATTTTCTGCAGACGACCTAGATACGGTATATAATCGAATTTTGGCTGGATGGCAACCGAATGAACATCATTTTACTAGAGATATTATTGATCATATTGCGATTCATGAATTAGGACATGCTCTCGTAGGACTCGTTTGTAAACATCATGCTAAAGTTACGAAAGTTGTAATTAATCTCTCATCGCCGAATTCGCCTGCGTATACGATTTTCGAGTCGTCTAATTCGAATATTTATACGAGAGAATCCCTTTTCGAACATTTAATGATTTTATTATCTGGAAGAATCGCCGAGGAGGTTTTCTACGGGGTGTCAGTTACTACTGGCGCAATTAATGATTTCGAAGAGGCTTTAAAATTGGCCGAGAAAATGATTATGTATTATGGTTTAGGAGAAAAGATTATTTATCCAGTAAATAGCGAAAAGTATAAGGAAATGATTGATAATGAGATTACGGATTTAATTCAAGATGCGTATGGATATGCGGAATTCGTGATTCATAATTCGAAGGAGTTTATTTATGAAGGCGCGGAATTATTGAAAGATCAAAAAGTAGTAAAATCTGAAGAATTGATTACTCTTATGAAGAAGAAATATCCACATATTTTTCAATTAAAAATGATGAACTAATTTAGAAGGTTTTAATTAATTTAGCAAGTTTTAATATATATATATATATATATATATAATGTCTTTGTCAACAACTACTATTGGCGGTATTACTTACCCTTTGTATACATACGATAATATTGACTATATATTAATGTCTGACAATACTGCTGCAGTAGTTAGAAATTATTATGGATATACAGGTGGATATACAGTTGTTAACATATTGAGTACATTTACTACAAATGGTAACACTTATAAAGTGACAACACTTAAATTCAATGGTACTCAAGGTGCATTCACAGACAAAATTAATATTACTTCTGTTAATATACCAAATACTGTTACAAGAATTGAAGAAAATGCATTCAAAAACACTCGTATGATCTCTATTAGTATACCAGATTCAGTTACATATATTGGCTACGGTGCATTCAATGATAATCTTAATTCATTAAAATATCTTAAATTACCAATGGGACTTACAGAAATTGCAGGTGCTTTACTTAGTGGTTCTGGCAGTCTAAAATATATAGATATACCAAAAGGTGTTAAATCTATTGGAGCTTATGCGTTTGCATCATGCGGGATATATTACATTAATATACCAAATGGACTTACAACAATTGAAAGAAATACATTTTTTGCATGTGGTTTATACCAGATAACTATACCAGATAGTGTTACAAGGATTGAACAAGAAGCATTTAAGAGTTGTAGTAATTTAACCTCTATTGTTTTACCACCTAACATTACATATATTGGGGTGGATGCATTTAGAGAATGTACTAATTTAACTTCAATTTATTTTAAAGGAAATATACCTTACATTGACGGAAGTGCATTTAATGGGGCTAATAAAATTGCATATTATACTGCAAATGCTACAAATTTAAACAACTTAACATCAAGATTTAGTAGTAACTCCATATTTACCACGATTACTACTATTTCGAACTTCAATATTCCATCATCTAAAAAATTTTACGAAACATTATCAATTACCAATCCAACATCCAATAGTTCAGGTGCATTCAGTTATTATAGTATGGATACAAGTAAAGCTACTGTTAATGGATCAAATATTACTTTTGTCGATCAAGGTACTGCACCAATTTTAGCTGTTCAGGCAGGAAACGCAACTAATACTTCTGCGGAAATTCTAGGAATCATTAATGTAACATGTTTTAAAGAAGGAACTAAAATTCTTACCGATAAGGGATATCTTCCGATTGAATCTTTAAGAAAAGGCGATCTTATACAAACCGTATTACATGGATTTGTCCCAATAGATATGATTGGTAAAAGCAATATGCATCATCCTGCATTACAAGAAAGAATTAAAGACCAGCTCTATAAATGTACATCAGAACAATATCCAGAAATAACAGAAGACCTTATCATCACTGGATGTCATAGTATCCTCGTTGACGACTTTATTTCAGAAGAACAGAAAGAAAAGGCCATTGAAATAAACGCAGGTAGATTATGTGTAACTGATAACAAATTTAGACTCCCATCATGTATCGATGAAAGAGCCTCTGTATACGAGATTCAAGGAGAGTATAACATATATCATCTAGCATTAGAAAATGACGATTATTTTATGAATTACGGAATATATGCGAATGGATTACTAGTAGAAACCTGCTCAAAAAGATATCTAAAAGAACTTTCAGGAATGGAACTACTATAAATAAATCATAAATAAATAACATATAAACATATTTATTATTTTATAATAATAAAGATGACGGTTGATTATTATGTATATACTGACGGGGCATGTTCCAAAAATGGTTCTATAGATGCGGCGGCTGGTATTGGAATATTTTTTGGAATAGATGATCCTAGAAATATATCTAGAAGAATCGTCGGAAAACAAACCAATAATATTGCCGAACTAACTGCGATTATTCAAACATTCTCTATTATAGAAACAGATATACTATCTGGAAAAAATGTTGCTATAGTAACCGATTCCGAATATGCCATACGCTGTTGTACCTCATATGGCGAAAAATGTTCTAAGAAAGCATGGATAGATGATATTCCAAATAAAGACTCAGTACGATCAGCATATGAATTATATAAGAATCAATCGAAGATTTCGTTTATACATATTAAAGCACATACTGATAATACTGATATTCATTCTATAGGGAACGCACATGCAGATAGATTAGCGAATGAAGCAATAGGTGTAGATATTAGTTATCAGAGACCATCTACATCAAAAATCTTTCTGAAAGTTCCCTTTATAAAAAAAGACGAAGTAAAGAAGCTAGGAGGACTATGGGACGCATCTAAAAAGAAATGGTATATTTATCAAGATAATGCCAATAAAGATGAAATTCTAAAGTTGTTTTCTGAATAGATTATTGTATCAAAAATAGTACAAATAGATAGGAGATAATCGCGAATAGGATGGCAATTACCCATACTGGAACCACCGTTTTATTTCGAAATCCTAGACCGAATGGTCTAAATCCACCCTCGTTATTATATGCAAATCCAGGTTTAAAAAAATGGAATATTGAAAACATAACTAAAAATAATAAGATTGCTACATTTACTTTATTTTGAGCTATAAATGTCCTAGATAAATACATATTATTCTCGAATCTATAATATGTATTGAAAAGAATTTCGATGAAAAGAATTTTGATTATATTCGTATAGTATCTTATACTTAAGTATCTTCAAAATCTCCCTGTTCATTATCATAACCGTATCCCTCATCATAATCTTGTCCTAAATCATCAATATCTAAAAACTCATTATGTACCTCTATTGCTGCGTCTCTCTCATTCTCTAAATCGATATCTTCAACCGTTACTGCGTTCGTCGTACTATCTATATTTAGTTCTCCCATCGCTAAATGATATAGTTCTTCATTATCTTGTACTCCCTGCTCTAATAAATCTTCACGTTCTCTATCCTGAGTTTTTTCATCATACATATATAATCCTTTCTGTTGTCCAACATTCCATTTTCCTAATCGATATGTCTTCATCATATTCTCGACACGGCGTTCTTCAATAGATAGCTTCTCTAGACGACCAATAATCATCATTTTCTCTTTCATCTTTGATGACCGTATATTCGTCGAAATTTGTTCATATGAATAATCAACCATCGTCTTATTTAGCTGAATAATATCAATATAAGACATCATTAGATTCGCAATTCGACGTTTTAAATCTTCTCTCTCTCCCGATTCTATTTGGACTTCCATGATTCGTTCATTTTCATCAAATAACTCTTCGTTCATATCAATATCGTTCGAGAAAAGACCTCCTTCTGAATCTGTTCTCTCATAATTTTCTTTTCGACGAGCATTTAAATGTTCTATACGATCAACATGTAACATATTTTCGTCATAGGCTAATAATCTATATTCGTGTAATACCGAATAAAATACGTATAGAATAATCTGTAGAATCGCCTGTTTATCAAAAATAGAATAATAGGTAACCCCATCTTTAACGATGGGGGTATGAACCGGTAAATTCGAGAGAAACAGGTATAAATCAACATTTCGCAGACGAATCTCTTGTAATACCCTCGAAATCATCCGGTCTTCCTTAAATTTATTCAATACTGCAAAAGAATCATTCACTTTATCCATGATAAATAATTTGTCTTTCTCTCCTAATCCCCAATGCGACGGTATCGTCCTATATGATACGTTATTTAAAATTATTTCTGGAAAAATATGGGTTATCTGATGTATTGATTGTTTCGTAAACTGGAAAATCGTATTTAGCCCATTATCATAATACGTTCCCGTTTTTTCCATGTCGCAATCTAATTGCCATGACTGTAAACTATACTTTCGTTTCGAATCCTCGCAATCGGTACGAGTGGAATCTAAGAAATCCATTATATTTTTCAACCGGCGTTCATTCGGTTTTCCAAAATCGCGTATGAAATTGATAATTTCACTATACATTCGATTATTCGTCGTCGAGAGATAATCCTTCAAATCCTCCAATACTTTTTGAGGATTATCTGGTTCAATTGCACGTAATCTCGTCGGACTATAATCATTCAAACATTCTTCTATATGTCGACGTAGAGGTTCTTCTATTACCGTCGAATTATTCCTATGTAAATTCGAGAGAATGTCCCGAATAATACCCACGAATGTATATCTCGGATTCGAATAACGTTCGACTTTATTTTTCTTATGTATAATCGTCATTAACGTCGATAATTCTTGGTGTCCGAACTGTTTTCCCTCTTGCTTTAAAACGACAATTTTTTCCGCGAGAGAACTATGTTTATTATATTTTTTGGGTATTTCTGTAAAAAAATCGCGGAATTCTGGATGAATAAAACCCGTTTTATCTAGTCCACAATAATAAATAAATGCCGCATAAATAGTTTCAATATCAGGTTCGGATGAATATTGATTATTCGTAATCATACGCGTTCCAGTACGACGCGGATCATACATTGCCCCTGCTTTCGATATGTGGTTCGTATTATTCACTGTTTTTATTATAGATGTCAGTGTCTTCAAGTACTGTTCGATATTTACTTCTTCTTTCATAAAATAATCCAGAGGACGCATCGAAGCTCCTTCTTCATTACAACATGCGTTCTGTAAAAATGGTACATTCGACGCGGTTTTTAGTAGTACATTCTTAGAATCTACGACTTCTTGAATCGCCTGAATGATTCCAATCGTATATTGTATGATTTTAGATTTCATTACTAAAAAATCCTCCGTCTGTGATTTATCCCCCTTTCGCATTAATTCTAAGAAATCATTTTTAAATGTTTGAGAGAGAGGTTGTAAATGTTTAATAATATCCAGTTTTCCAATCGGTGGTAAAAATTGTTTCCAACCAGATATTTGGAGAGAATCTGGAATATTCTCTTCTTCTGGATTTAAAACTAGATAATCTCTCTTTTCTTGAAATAAATCTAAAATATCATTATTATTCAATGAAACACTACATATTGTCTTTATACGCTCTTTTAATTCTTCACGATTTACTTTATAAATAGCATTCCAAGGTTGAATCGTCTCATTACGCATTTTATATAAGACACATGAAAAGTATTCGATCGTAGTTAAATCTTCTATACCACCAAATGGATACCCTGAAAATGACCGTATACATCCTGGAAATGTTTTATTTATTTTAAGACCAATTATGGATTGAATACATGCGATTAATACAGATACAGATATAAGAATAATCATTTCGTTTCTGTAATATGGATAAGGTGCTAGTTTTTTCCCCTGTTTCTTTTCATTCTTGGCTACACGTTTCGCATATCCTTCTTCCGATGATACAATTTGTCTATCCTGTATCATATCTACCGAAATACGAAGTACATTTTCTTCGACGGTTTCGATCGGAATGTCTATATTTCTACAAATCGCAGATATAATATTATATATTTGTTCAGTTGTCTCATCTTTAAAGATCCGCTGATTTTCCGTAAATTTCATTAAATGTTCGAGAGTCGATATTTCTAAAACCGCATTTGTAGATACTTTAAATCCCGCGTCATTATATCCTTCTTCATCTGAAAAATCAACATATTTCATCGTTCGTCCACTGACTTTATCGACCACGCGATTTCCTATAATCTCGATTCGTTCTGGACTACATAATTCATCTAGTTTTTTGTTATAATCACCCCCATTACAATACTCTTGAGCGAGTATTAATAAGAAATCGGGTAATAATTTTACGTTTGTTTCCTTACAATATTTCCAAAAAGGTTCCTCGTTTTCGAGAGAATCCACGAATCCACGAATCGGATCTCTCGTAAATTTAGCCGCGAAACGGACAATATCATCTTGTTTCTTGGAAAAATCTTCTTGTTCTAAAATTAGTTCTAATAATGCCTCGTAAGGAGAATGAATTGATTCGACGACCTGTAAATTACGACCATATTCATACTCTAAATTATTGGTTCGTTTTAATTGGACGTCTTTAAGAAGAGTGAGTCTCTGAATAAATCGAATACGCTCGGTCAATTCTTTTTCTAAATGTGTTTTTAAATCTTCGAGAGAAACTTGATATCTACGGTCGAATTCCTTTAACGCCTTTTTTCTCGCATCATCCATTAATCTTTTATTTGTATCTCTAACTTCTTCTATCTTATCTCCTAAACGACTTTGTTTTACTGCACATTTCTTAGACATATTAGCAAATATTATGCTTGAATCAATAAACATTGTTTCATCAACATCTTTATCTTGTACCCAAACATCCTTCTTTCGTTGAAAATATAATGTTTTTTTACGAGCCTCCAATTCGATGATATCGCCTTCATCTTCTTCGGTCTTATCTTTATTAGTAGATTTCGGTTTTATTTCGACGATCGCATATTCTCCATCTTTTACCCGTTTTTTACCCTCAATCATTGTTTTCGCCAATTCGTTCGCCATTTCTCTCGGACATTCGTGTTTTTGAACTAAATTTTCTTCCAAGAATGCGAGAAATTTGTCGGGTAATCTTTTCTTCTGGTCTTCTTCATACTTTTTCAAAATATTATATGGAGTACTATCATAATCTTTATCATAAAATACATCACTATTATGGTTATCCTTCATAAGTGCATCCATTGAAGAGTATAGTTTCGTGATTATTTTCTGAGAACAATCGGTTGGTTTAATTCTCTCGATCTCTCCCATATCTTCAACTTCATCTTTTAAAATAGATAGATTATCGGGAGTTCTTAAAGATATCATCATCGTAGATAGTAGCATGGTAAATATCGTGCTTTGGTCTGTATGTAATATCTTATTTATCATTTCATTCGATGTCTTGTTTTGGTCGTCGGTCTTTCCTTTAAATTCATATAATGCTAGAAATCGGTCAAGTAATTCAGGGCTTTCTTTAAATATACGAATTGGAATTAATATACTTGGATTTATATTAAATTTATAACTTCTATAGTGATTAAATATAGCTAGTCTAGCTTGAAACTCTGCCTTTATTTCCGTAATTCTGTCTTTAATAAATCGACGAATATCGTTTGCATAATGTCCGTAGGTGATATCTTCTGAATATACTAAAAACGGTTCTAGTGCGTCCATAACCGTCGTTACTGATAATTTATTCTTTAATTGAGGTTTTATAAAATTAATCAAGAGTTTTGTTTTTGGGAAAATAGACGAGAGAAATTTCCGGAATTTATTCGGTTCTGCCCATTTCGATTCTTCCAAGATAAATTCCGTTGTTTTTGAGAGAAATCCGATCCCCGTTTCTTTTTCAAGACTCTCGTAATCGATCTCTTTATCTAGGTCATCTACGATATGCTGGATCATATCCGTAGTTTTCAAATTCTTTCTTAGAACTCGAAATAACATCAAATTCGTTTGGTGTAAATTTGTACGATCTAAAATGTTCGTAGATGGTAAATATAGTTTCGAATACTGGACAACTTGTTTAGGAAGTACGATAAGCGATTTAATCGCCATTTTATCTGCAGGGGTCATCTCTATACGTGAAGTTGTACGTTTACCACCTTCATTACATCTACTCCAAGTTGCGTTTGTCATTTTTGAATCTTCCATGGAATATCCACTTTCTAATTTCGAGAGACCTAAGTTATATGATTCAATTACAAATCTACGCATAAACGTATTTGACTGATAAACCGTTTTACTATAAAAGTCTTCGTCTTCTTGTATAATCGCCTCGATGTTCGTCATTACGCGTTTATTTGTAAGATAGGACGAATTATTTTGTTGTTCATGAAATGGTCGCATAGAATCTTCGAGAGATTGATATAATGAGAAATAACGGTTTTCTTCTCCAGATCGATTTTCATAGTATACGCGATTTTGGGTATTAATATCTTCTTTTAAAACTTGGACTATACTCAACAAGTCTTCCGTATATAATTTTTTCTGAGTTTCAACTACAGGTATAATCCATTTTAATCGTACATCTAATTCTTCCAGACGTTTTACAATAGGTTTATACGTATAATCTTTCGTTAGGAATGAACGAATATTATCATTTTCATCAAATCGAGAAAATTTTAAACGGAGTTCTTTATAACGTTCGACTAATAGATGGACTTTATTCATGACCGATTTACTACGGCTAGCATTTGGAATCGTAGATAATAATTCATCTATAATACTATTCACTTGTATATCTACACTATATCGTTGTTGAGATTCTGGTAACTCGATTAACTGGATAATATCTCCTAAATCTTCTAAAATAATTATATTTTGAGAGTTTCTATATAAATCATGTAACCTCTCTCGGAAATTCGGTTCATTCTTCGAATCAGATACTCCCCGAATAACCGCTTCACCATTATCCAAATATTCTATCGAAATATCTTCTTCTCTCGCCACAACATCTGCAATTTCATCTTTATCTAGACCTTGTATATCTTTAAGAGACCCGATTTTATCAAGTTGTGCGGGTTTCTCTCGAATCACTATTTTCTCAAATGGAATATGTTTTGGAATACCTTTATAATCAAAATTTACATAAATAACTTTCATATCTGGATAAGTAATTAGTTTTATTTGATCTTCTTCTAACTCAATAATCTCTCCAGTAATGGTAACTCTTATAGTAGCATTAATATGAAGTTCCACCCATGTTCCTGGAAGTAATCTATTTTGTCGTGCATAACCTTCTTCTTTTGCACGTATTAAAATATTCATTTCTTGAATAGATTCATCTGTAAATTTTCCATATTCATCAATATTTAAAGGATATCTATTTAAAGTAGTAATATTTATAAGACTAATGAAATCATCATCAATATATTCAATGAAAAATGAACCTTCATGAAGATCTGGATTCGGTGGTGCTAAAATTTCGACGATATCGCCTAATCGAAGAGAGATTTCTTCTTCATGAGATTCGATTTCTTCTTCTTTTTTAGATTCATCTTCTTCATCTTCTTCATAGTCTACTATTTCATCATCATAAATATTGCCATATATAGGATCTTTTCTTTCACTCATATATTTATATAGAGATACAAATATATAATCATCTAAATGAATTCGGTAATATTATCTATTTACCATTTTTTGTCCAACTGAATACCATAGAATAATTGAAATCAAACTACCACATATAAATCCATTTCCTGCAGAATTATATGTACGTCCTCCAGCATAATATCCTACTATAGGTCCAATAATATAAGAAATAATTGCGTAAAATGCCATTATGCCCATAAATACTTGCATATCTGCCATCGTATATATTAACCGTATATTTTTTTTCTATATTATCATATGAATTATCATAAATGATTTATAGAAATCGTATAAAGATAATCTTAGAATGTATATTATATTCTTAGATCTACTTCTATATATACGATGTCTATTACATATAATTTAAATACATTTCCTATGGATAGTAATATCCAAGAAAAAAAAAACAGTAATTATCGCATATTAAACTACAATAAATCTGCGGATGAGACATTATATGGCGGAATATATCGTTCTGTAATAACAGATCTTGAAGGAAATCTCCTTTGTTTTTCGACTCCTTCATCTATTTCAGAACAAGCATTCAAAAAAGGATTCCCTGAATTGACAGATTCAATGGTTGTTACAGAAATAGTTGAAGGAACGATGATCAACTTATTTTATGATAAAACGATTGAGAGTTGGGAAATCGCTACAAAAGGTTCGGTTGGTGGAAACTATTGGTATTATCGTAATCAATATCCTGATTTACCAGATACGATGGCTAAAAAAGAGCTTACGTTCAAAGAAATGTTTTTAGAGGCGATTCATTCAGAAGATATTAATAATAACGAATTCGTAAATATCCTAAATAAATCATATTGCTATTCCTTCGTATTGCAACATCCAAATAATCATATTATAAATACAGTTTCTGAAGCTACCGTTTATTTGGTGTCAGTTTATGAAATTTTGAAAAATACTGTAAAAACGATTTCCCGAGTAGAATGGCCATCTACTATTCCTGTTCCAAAACAATATTCCTTTTCTAGCTATTCTGAAATAGAAGTTCATGAAAATCTTACGACAGTATTGGATATGAGTCATCCATCCAGATATATTCCGATTGGTATAATGATTCAGGATCGATCTACTGGAATAACAACGTGTATTGAAAATACCGCTTATCAGTATTTAAAAGAATTAAGGGGGAATAATCCGAATCTAAAATACCAGTTTTTATGCGTAAGACAATCGGGAAGAATTTCTGAATTTCTCGCGTTTTTTCCAAAATATATTCCTCATTTCAACCGATTTACGATGGAATATATTGATTTTATTAAAGAAACTCATAATGGATACGTTTCATATTACGTAAAGAAATCTGGAATAAAAGTCTCGAAACGATATTTCCCTCTTGTATATCAACTCCATCATAATGTATATTTACCTTCTGTAAACGCTGGTACTCCGATAATCGTTAAAAGACCGATTGTGGAAGAGTTTATTCATCGTTTAGAACCAAAGAGTCTTATCTACTATCTCAATTGGAAAGAGGAATAATACGACGGAATTTTCTGGATTTTGTTTCTTTTACATTTTCCATATAATTTTTTGCTCTTTGTTTTACTATTTCTTTATTATTATCATAATATTTTTTATGGCGATGATTACTTGTATATATATTTACACTAACCAAAAATGAGACAAACTTTCTGAAAAAATATTCATATAGAATATACGTAAATGGAATCAACTAAAGTAACAACATTAAGTGATGAAGAAGTTGAATTAGAAATTCGCAATATTTTTAATCAAAATAAAATCCAGGATTTAAGAAAATTTATAGATAAACGTGCATGTTTAAATCGGATGAATCAATATCTAAATTACCTCTTTCATATTATTCAATCCGCAGGAGTATTAACAACCACAATTGCTGCAGGATATGATATGAAAGAACTTGTTTGGTTTGGCGTAGGGATGAATATAGTAGCCTCATTAATAAACGTTTTTGAAAAGTCGAACGATGCGATTTCCAAAAGAGTATTTAAAGATATACATGCGATTAAAAATGGTACATATGTTGACGAAGGAACCTTAGTAGAAATTGAGGATAAGCCATCTGCCGCAACAGCACCAGATTCAAAAAAGACGGAAGATATAGAATCACAGCATAAATTAAATGTAAAGAAAGCATTAAATATGCCTCTTATAAGTGATACTGCTTCAAAACAAGCTAATAAATCTTAGATATATTAATATTATTATCTGCGTTATATAAAATATGTCGTTTAAATTGTAAATAGTAGACTTGAACTTTATAAATATGTGATATAAAGTAACCAGCTAAAATCATGAATCGAATATAGATCGATTCTGGAATCGCGGGAAGAATAAACAGAAAAAGTTCGAATGCATAAAATACGATATGTAGATTATCTTGAACAATACACATAATATACTAAAATAGAATATATAATAAAATGGATTTAGGAAATTGAAATATATTTTATTATAAATAATAAAATATAATAAAATGAATCCATCAGAAACAACCAACCCATCTGAAATCGAACAATTAATCCAAAATGTTATTCTATCGCCAACATCTTGTCTGCAAAATCTAACTGTAAAACAGTTACGGATGCTTTCGTCACATTATCTACTTCCTATAAAACATAATAATCGATATATTCTAATAAAACATCTTATTCCTATTAAGGCGAGAGTTCAACGGATTTATCAACTAGAACAATCAAATTATAACGAAGAATGTCCGGTTTGTTTTAATGCGCTTTCTAAAACAACTTATATAGCTACACCATGTGCTCATATATTTTGTAAAAGGTGTATTCTAAAACATATTGTCATCGATGAACATCATAATTGTCCTTTATGTCGAAGTGTATGTGAATCAAAAGATATATTTATATTACCATTCGATCAAGAGATTGAAGACGAACTTCTGGGAATTTTAATTGTTACTCCCGAATTATTAAATACAAATCATTATCTTATAAATAATCATGATATAAATCGACAATATATTACAAATCCGATAGCGATTGATATTCTAAGAACATTCCAACAGAGACAAACGCTTCCGAGTAAAATAATATTATTTGTACGTATTATTCTAATTATTATTGCAATCAATATTCTTGCAAAAATATAGGTTATGATTGGTTTATTTATGCTTTCGATAATTGCATATACATTTCAGATAATTTGGCGAGATTTTGGATATATTTCATAGAATGTGCTTTATTTGCATCACTCATTTGTTTAATTGGATCTCTTAATGTATCAATTATTTTCACAATATCATTCGCATTCGCCATATATACTAAATCATCTTTATAGTCTTTTTCAAAGAAAAATTCGATTTTACCTTCTTCAATCACTTTATTATATGGTATATAAACAAAAATATGCCATGCCTTTAATATAGAAGTCGGATTCGCCTTTTTAAATAATTCAAAGGCGGTTTTTGTACTTCGAATATCCTCACTTTCTGGAAATATAGTAATAATATCATTTACAAAATCAAAAAAATGTGTATTAAATGCTTTTAATAAACTAGATTTATCGGTGGCCATCGTTATTTTTTATATTAGTATTTCTTTATTTTTATTTTAATTAAACTTATTAATGTGTATTTATACCAATGTATGTTGATGATTATATTGTTATGAAAATCCGTATGGATTTACAGGAACTTGAGAGACTTCCTTATTTCGCGCTTGTTCTAAACTCTCGATACTGACAGATTCTCCGACTTTATCTGGTCGATAATTATCAACTGGAGTTTGAATCGAATAATTATCGTGAATCGCAGATACATATGCTCCTATTTGTCGATTTCCACCACTACCTTTTGCACTTAATTCCTCTGGAGTCATATCATAAAACGTGTATTGTTCACTCAAGATATTTCCCATAGATTGTCCTAAAGTAATTCCGATGGGTTCTCCAATAACCCCTGTTGCATCAAGTTGTTTATTTTTAACATATGGTTCAAAATACTGAATAATCTCATCCCCAAATATTGCACTATATTTCTTAGATATAATTAATAATGCAGGTACACCGTGTACATTCGGTGGTAAAAGCAATTTTTTGCCATCTTCTAAAACAATCTGTATTTGTCCAGTATTAGGATTTATAATACGTTTATCAATACAAATCGCGTTCACTTTATCTATTAATCCTGTAGTAGTAATAAATTTCAAGATTTTTTTAGAATGTGGGCAATAATTACTATAATATAGAATATCCATATGTGGACTATATTATACATATGAAAAACTCTTCTCTCGCATCGAACGTATTTTTTCTAGAATTGTCTAATACACATTTTTATTTCACACAAATAGTATAGAGTAACCTGTTTTGGAAATAAAAAATAAAATAAACTAATGCGAGGAAAAACATTTGTATATAATGACGAGTATCTAATTTTTTGGCGATTCCTATCCATAAATATGATACGATTGTCATAATCATAAGAGAAAAATTAAATATTGAAAGATAGTAAAAATATTGACAATATTCTGTACCAAGAGTTCCAAAAATGTATTGTTCTATTGTAGACATTTATACTATTTCGAGAGATTTTTTCTAAATTATCTAGAATATCTTATATCTAGAATCTCTCAAAACAACTAACTAAAAAACAAGATAAAATACAAATATATACTATATTATTGTTATATATACAGATGGATAATCTAAATATATGGAAAATTATTGATTCTTATTTTAGAGATAATCCACAATCTTTAGTGATTCATCATATAGAATCTTATAATGATTTCTTTAAAACTGGTATTTTTCAGATCTTTCGAGATAATAATCCAGTTCGTCTCTCAAGTAGATATAATGAAGACAATAAAGATTTTTTAAATAAATGTGAACTTTATCTCGGAGGGAGAGATGGAACAAGAATCTATTTTGGAAAACCAGTTATTAGTGATAATGACCGAACACATTTCATGTACCCAAATGAGGCACGTCTTAGAAACATGAATTATGCGATGACAATACATTATGACATAGAAGTCGAAATAACCAGTATTTTAGCGGAAGGAGAGACTCCTATGATTATTGGAGGTGAAAGTATTTCGGGTGGAGAAGACTCGGATGAATCGGATAATGACGAAGAGAGACGTAATTTTAAAGAAGCTAAATCGAACGATCCAAATCCAACAGAAGATGTACAAGAAGAAGCTAAAAAAGAACTGAAAAAAAAACAAAGATTAACTGTTTTAGATAAAATGAAACTAAATGCTCAACGAGGATTAGCGAAGTTACCTCCTGGTCAGGTAGCGAAAATCCGCGAATTAACTGAACAATCGATGATACGACCTGGCGTTCAAAAACAAAATTTTATTTTAGAAAAAATATTCCTAGGACGTTTTCCAATAATGGTACAATCCGAATTTTGTATATTAAATAATCTTCCTAAACAAGTACGTTATAATATGGGCGAATGTAGAAACGATTTCGGTGGATACTTTATTATTGACGGAAAAGAGAAAGCGGTTATTCCACAAGAGAAATTCGCGGATAATATGATGTATATTCGAGAGGTCGACGATGGGAACTACCTATATTCTGCCGAAATACGTTCTGTTTCAGAGAATGTATCAAAACCGATTCGAACTCTCTCTATTAAAATAGTAGCTCCGTCGAAAGATGTTCCAGGAGAGACGGAAAAACGTCCAAAACAATATACCTATGAAAATATTGTAGTAAATATACCAAATGTACGTAAACCAGTTCCTCTCTTTATTGTATTTAGAGCATTAGGTATTCTCTCGGATAAAGATATTATTACAATGTGTCTTTTAGATCTAGACCGATATTCTTCGATGGTCGACCTATTTATCCCATCAGTACATGATGCGGGAGCAATTATGACGCAAGTTACAGCTCTAGATTTTATCGCAATGTTAACAAAAGGGAAAACAAAAGCACAAGCATTAGAAATTCTCTCGGATTATTTTTTCCCTCATATTGGAGAGATAAATTTTATTCAAAAGGCATATTATTTAGGATATATGGTATTCCGATTGTTAAAAGTATATATTAAAGTAGATGAACCAACGAATCGCGATAATTTTAAATTTAAACGCATTGAGCCTGTTGGTACATTAATAACTGAGTTATTTCGCGAATACTATAAAATCCAAAAGAATAATATTCAATTACGATTCGAAGAGCAGCTTTATTTTAAAGCCGCTGAATATGAGAATGATTTAGCCTCCCTAATTAATCGTAATTATATAAAGGTATTTTCCGAGAAAATCGTAGACATTGGATTTAAGAAAGCGTTCAAGGGAAATTGGGGAGCCCAGTCTCATACGAAACGTATTGGAGTAGTACAAGATTTGAATCGTCTCTCACATAATTCTGCATTTAGTCACCTAAGAAAGACGAATCTACATCTTTCTGCTGGATTAAAACTCGTAGGTCCTCGTGTATTGCATTGTTCTCAGTGGGGATACTTTGACCCAATTGATACGCCTGATGGTGGAAATATTGGTCTTCATAAACATCTATCTATTGCAACTTATATTACAAAGGGTGTAAGTAGAGAGCCAATGATTCGTTGGTTAAGAGAAAATGCAAAAGTAAAGTTAATAGAAGAGTGTATGCCGATTCAACTAGGAAATACGACGAAAGTTATTATAAATGGATTATTATTAGGAATTGTAGAAGACCCAATTGAATGTGTAAATAAATTTAAACTATTTCGTAGAAATGCACTTTTACCAATTTATTTTAGTATTTCATTTGATATAAAACAGAATACTATTTTTATTTATACGGATGCAGGAAGACTTACTCGTCCAGTATTCTATCGCGATTTAGAAGTTGATATGGATGATCTCGGAAGTGAAGAAACCGAAGAAAAAATCGATAAACGTAAATCTCTCAAATTCTCATTTGAGAATATGGAAATAATGAATAAAATCGATAAGGACGAATTTACATGGACAGATTTAGTAGCAGGATTTAACGAACGAAATCCAGAAGTCTCTTTTTCTACTCAAGATATGAAGATCTATTCTCTCGAAGAATTATATAAAGATAGTCGTACAAAATCACCTGCAGCATTAACTGCATTTAAGCGAAAGAAAGCGATTATTGATTATATTGATACGAGCGAGAGTGAGGATGCATTAATTGCGATAAATGCGGAAGCATTAGAAGATACTTCGAAACCGTATACTCACATGGAAATTCACGAATCTCTCATAATGAGTATGATGTGTAATTTAGTTCCATTTATGCAGAATAATCCTGCGACACGTAATTCATTTTCTTGTGGTCAAAGTAAACAGGCAGTTTCAATGTATCATACAAATCACCGTGTACGTATGGATAAAGCCGCGGTTATCTTAAATAGTCCCCAGATTCCATTAGTTAAAACGCGATATATGGAACATATAAATGGAGAAGAAAATTGTTATGGAGAGAATGCCATTGTTGCGATTATGTGTTATACTGGATATAATGTAGAAGACGCAGTATTAATCAATGAAGGGGCATTAAAACGTGGATTATTTCGTACTACCTATTATTCCACATATGAATGTCACGAAGAAAAACCAAATCCAGATTCTCAAACACTTTTTGTAAATATAGAACATACTACAAATGTTGTAGGGTCAAAAATAAACCAAGATTATAGCAAACTCGACGAATATGGAATTATTCGAGAGGGATCTACCGTTACAGATGAAACCGCAGTTGTAGGAATGGTAACCTCTGTTACTGGGTCTATCTCGAATATAAATGTATCCAAGAAACCGAAAAAAGGGCAATTAGGAATCGTAGATAAAACGTTTTTAACGGAAGGCGATGAAGGAACGCGAATTGCAAAAGTTCGTATAAGAGAAGAACGAATTCCTGCGATTGGCGATAAGATGGCATCTCGAGCGGGTCAAAAGGGAACAGTTGGATTAGTTGTTCCAGAAGTAGATATGCCATTTACCAAAGACGGCATCCGACCCGATATTATTATTAATCCACATGCAATTCCAACGCGTATGACGATCGGACAATTGGTGGAAGCAATTACTGGAAAGGCGGGTGCACAATATGGGGCGTTTATCGACGGAACAGCATTTAATTCAAAAGGATTAAAAGTCGGTAGATTTGGAGAGATGTTGACAGAGGTAGGATATCATTCCAGTGGATATGAATTATTATATAATGGTATGACTGGCGAACAAATCGAGACAGAGATATTTATTGGACCAACGTACTATATGCGATTAAAACATATGGTAAAAGATAAGATTAATTATCGCGATACTGGACCACGTACCGCATTAACTAGACAGCCTGTCGAAGGACGAGCAAATGATGGAGGTCTTAGAATTGGAGAGATGGAACGTGATGCGATAATTGCTCATGGGGCAACGAATTTCTTGACCGAATCAATGATGGAGCGTAGTGATAAATATTATATTGCAATTTGTAATAAAACAGGTATGATTGCGGTATATAATCCGTCGAAAAATTTATTCTTAAGTCCTATGGCAGATGGACCATTACAGTATGTTGGAACGACGGATCGAGAGAATATACAGATCCAAAATATTAGTAAATTTGGGAGAAGTTTTAGTGTAGTTACGGTTCCATACAGTTTTAAATTATTAATACAAGAACTACAATGTATGAATATACAGATGAGGATAATTACAGAAGATAATATTGAACAATTAGAATCAATGTCCTTTTCAAGGAATATCGAGAGATTACTGAAAGTAGAAAATGCGGATTTAAAAGATATTAATATGAAGGATATTATACGGGATATTCGAAAACTAACCGGAGAGACAGATATTAAGACACCAGAGAGAGGTGAATTAGGTGCATTTACTATTAAACCAGATATAGCAAAGAAAGAGTCCTATATATCTCCTGATTATGTAGTATCATCACCCGGTTATCCAACTTCACCCGGTTATCCAACTTCACCCGGTTATCCAACTTCACCTGGTTATCCAACTTCACCCGGTTATCCAACTTCACCTGGTTATCCAAGTTCACCCGGTTATCCAACTTCACCCGGTTATCCAACTTCGCCTTACCTAGAAGGAGAAGGAGAAGGAGAAGGAGAAGGAGAAGAAGAAAAAATAGAAGGAGGAATTTATGAAAAACACGAGTATAAAACTGGCGATCGTATTTCTATCAAGGGAGAACAACCTAATCCAGAAGATTTTTGGGTAATTACACATAAAACTCCCGATTTTATAACAGCAGAAAATAAAAACGAAAATTCACAATCGACGGATAGTATACGAGTATTAGACAAATCGGAAGTATTACCATATGAAGAAATGCAGTATTATAATATGCCACCACAATATCATTCACCTTATCCTTATCCTGAGAATCCTGTTCCACAATATAATCCAGGATTACCTACTAGTATAAGTGTTAATCCAATTATTAAGATTGTAAACGGAGACGATAAATCATCTGGAACGTTAGATTCTGGAACGGGAACTGGATCTACTGATACACCAATGGTTATTCAGTCAAATAATAATGAAAAAACTGATTCACCTAAGGAATCTAAATCGATAAACAGTGGTGGAGACATTGATCTTTCGAAACCAATGATTGTAAAAAAAGTATAAAATTGATATAAAATGAATTAAATATTACGATATAATAAATACAATATATTATATCATAATGTCGCTCTCAAATAATAAAATCCTTAAGATTTATAAGTCTAGGAAAACCGCGATTGAATTATTAAAATCTCTAGAATATAATGTATCAGATTACAATGAGTTTAGCATTAATGAAATCGATGCGATGGTTACAAATGACCAGTTAGATATGTTACTCCAACATTCAACCACTAAACGTAAAGTATATATTAAATACTTTACAAATTTAAAAAATATCCGAAAAGAAAATCTAGATACTTTAATCGAGGATTTATTCGTTTTAGACTCTGTTCTTACAAAAGCGGATATTTTGATGATTATTTCGAATGAAGAACCAAATGATACAATTAAAGAAAAAATGAAATACTTATATGATCATGACGGCATATTTATCGTAATGCATAATATCGAAAGACTTCAATTTAATATTCTAAATCATATATTAGTTCCTAAAGCAACAATTTTAGACGAAACTGATCTACAAGAATTATTAACTAAATATAATCTAAAAAGTAAGGAGCTTCTGCCAGATATTTCGAGATTTGATCCATTATCACTCGCGATTTGTTTAAAACCAGGAGAAGTATGTAAATTTGAGAGAAATAGCAATACCGCAGTAAGTACTTTATATTATCGTCTATGTATATAATTATAATTTATTCTTATAATATAAATACATATAACAAATAATGTCTGCCGATTTAACTTTTAGTGATACAGATTTTTTTTATAATAATATAAATGCTCCGATTAAGTTCAATCCTAATCTATGTACTTTATCCGACGTAAGCCTTAATGAAGCAATAACAAAGGCTTTGAATTTACCGAATGATATTACACATGGTGTACTTCCAAAGACGGATCAAACTGCTGGTCAATGTACTTTAAAAAAAGCAACCGCGGATGATGAAAAATTAGACCAAAAATTTAAAGCAAAATCTTGGAAACTCAATTATGTAGGCAGTGGTATTAATCAAAAATGTAGTTGTAGTAAAGCAGATCCAATAGAATATATACCATACGATAATTTAGAACTAAAATATGCTAATGCAACAGATTTAAAAGAAGATGTCGAATATGTATGTAAGAATTCAATTCCAGTGACAATTAAAGATAAAACAATTAGCGATATTACATTAGATCAAACTAAAAAACAACAATTAATAAATTCAACTGTACAGTATTATAAAGCCGCGTGTGCAAATAAAGATAAATCTGTAGAACTAATAAAGACTAATTCTGTAAATCAAGATAGTGATTTAAAATATGAGGATACAAAAGAATTCTATAATCGAGAATATATAAATCGTATTAATTTAGGAATTGGTATAATAACGACGTGTGGATTTATATTCTATACATTTATATCTGGTAGTCAATCTATTACGCCATCCGCATAAAATAATAATATACTATATAATATATTATTATGCCGTTAGACGATCGTATTTATTATATCATTGATACTCCTGTAGTAGATACAAGCTTTATAGAACTATATACTAGTACTAGTGGAAGTCCTAATATAAATATCATTAACAAAACCACTACTAGTACTATTTATTATTCAGATATTGTTACAGCGAGAGATTTTAATGTAGACGTTAGACCAGCCGATGTATCTGGCATTCCAACTACACCTTTTCCATCAATAGCTTATGCAAGATCTGAAAATCCATATATTATATCTCAAGCTTTAAATATATATGATTTATCAAAAGAACTTTCAAATAGACTTATTAATTTTATAAATGATATTCAATTAGTAAATAGATGTAATTCATTTATTTCTCCAAATCGAGATGCTATTCCAAATGATTGTCAAGATACATTTGATGGATATTATAGTAATGATGGTATTAATAATAGAAAATTACCATTATATGTTCGTACCGTCATGAATACTACAAATAGAAAAAAACATTTACCACAACAATCATATGATTTAAATAATTTAATTATTAAATATGATACTATTATTAGTCAGATTACAGTTTCCACTGAAGATTATGACGAAATTAAAAGAATGCATGACAATAATGTAGCATTGCGAAATGAATTAGATCAAAAACTTGGTGAAATATATAAATATAAAGATTCTAAAATTATGCAAAGTCAATATAATTTAGATAAAACAGTTTATACGAATGTTTTATTAACTGTTTTAGCAACATCTATGATATATGTAGTATTTTCTAGATTATAGTTTTATAAAATAATATCACTAAAAACAATATAATGGTAGTATATATTTAATGTCAGGTATTGAAGGATTTTCTTTTGAAAAAGAAGGATTTTTTACATTTACTACAACTCCTCAAACAAAACAAGATATTTTAAATAATCAACAAGTATTACAAAGTGAATCAAATGACTTAAATGTAAAAGATGCTGAAATCAATAAAAATTATCGCAAAATTTTAGCGAATATTAATAACTATAATGCACTACGAACAGATATGCAGATGGATACTAGTAATTCATTGCCATATAATAAAATTACTATTCCAGATAGTACCGATATGATACAAACAATTACTGATGTAAGAAAGAAAGATATTAATACACTATTATTACAACAGAATTATATATATATTGTAGGAAGCGTTACTTGTGCAACATTATTAATAGCCGCAATTATAATTGGTCGAAATCATGCCTAATATAGTATATTTAGTATATAAAATATAATATATTTCTATATATTATATTCTATTCGATGCCAGACGTATACGGTAATCTATCAAATCAGTTTCCAGATATTATGGCAATGACAAGTGATGCTTTAGTAAATAATAATGCTCCATTAACTACTTTAAAAAATAATTTAGATGGGTTGAATACCAAATTAACTACACTTCAAGGTCAATCAAATACACTTTTAACGAAACAGGATTCAGTAAATACAATCTTAACAAACGAACATAGTCGTTTAGAAGAAAAGAAACAGAGTGTTGATAATGCATATTCAAGTCAACAGCGTGCTATTTATATGAATGATAATATACAAAAAAAATATAATGCTTATTCAAAAATATTAATTGCTGTTGTAATAGGTGCAGCAATATTATTTGCACTTTCTTTTTTACAATCATATGTTCCTTTTATTCCTTCATCTATTTTTGTGATTAGTTATATTATTATTATATCCACAGTCGCAATCTATTCGATTAACATTTATAGAGATATTCAACGTCATGAACGTTTAGATTATGATAGATTATATATGAAACCAATGTCCGCATCTGATAGAATGGATTCTTCAGGAGATTTCTCGTATAACCTACAACTAGCTATGGGTCTTTGTGATCTTAGTACACAAATACTTGAAGCACGTGACGATGGTCTTCATTGTACTACGATAACTAATACTAATGGATTCCAAAATATGGATGGACTTGGAAATTTAAATGATGAGGAGTTTACAAGTTATTCAAAATACCAATAAGACAACTATAAATAATTTAGACATACTACTATATTTTTAATGGAATACATTTTATCAATATAAATAAAATGGCGACTGACGCATCTACATTTACTGACTATTTAAATAATTATTTAAAAAAACTTACTTCTATTATTAATACTGAAACAAGTTCTGTAAACTCTATTTTAGATAAACTTCAAAATGTTTCTTTAGTAGAAGTGAATGATTTAACGAATCACTTAAATAAGCAAAATCAACAAATGGATAAACAAATTACAAAAGTATATAGCAGTACGAATGGTGTAAAAGATATCAATACACAATATGAGGTTGCAGAATTAAAAATAATTAAAGAAAATAATAACATTCTATTAATTATTTATTATATCATCGTAGGTATTTTCGCATTCATATTATTCTATTTTAGACAAAGTACTTTATATATAAATATCGGTATATTAGCATTATTTATTTTTTATCCATTTATCATATTATTTATTGAAAAAATATTTTATACAATATTCAATTGGGGATACAAATTAATTATGAGTAATAGTTTAATAAGTAATATATATATTCAAAGTGATTATTAATTTTAAATTTTTTATAATCATTATATAGTAATGGGAGATTGTGCTTTTGATCATATTAAATATGCAAATTCAAATTCAGATTTAAAAAAAGCATATGGACTTGATAAACGTTCTCTTCAAATTCACTATTTAAGATATGGTATAAACGAAAGACGTAGTCCTTGTGGCGATATTAATCCAACATGTACTTTTAATCCTCAAACCTATATAAATAATTATGAAGATTTAAAACGAGCATATGGAACAACAAAACTACAAGATGCAACTAATCATTATCATAAATATGGAATACATGAGAACAGAATCATATGTAAAGCTACCCCCCCTCCCCCTCCCGCTCCTACCGAAACACAAGAATCGAACACCTATTCCAGTAACCCACAATTTATGAAACAAACAAAACAAGAAGATCCAAAACTCACCCAAGAACAACAAGATGAAGTAATGACTTTTTTTTCAAACTTCTTATTAGAAAAAGTAAAATATGCGAACAACCAAATTACACAAGTACAATCTATTGTTGAGAAACTAATTGGTTTAGATTTATTGACTACTGCAAATTTAGTTTCGGATATTTCTGCAGAAAACACTTTACTTGATAAAGAAATCGAAGAAAGTAAATCTAAAATAAATCGGTCAAGTATTGTAAAATGGAAATATCAAGACGAAAAGTTAGACGAATTGAAATATCAAAATTATATATTATATATTATATTTTACATACTAGTATGTGTATTGGGAACAGTTATGTACTTTTTTAGCGATTCAAATATGTTAGTTCAAGTAATCGTATTTCATGTTCTATTAGTATGGCCATTTATTATTTACTATTTTGAATTAATAATATATACAATTTGTAAATATATATATGCCTATTCATATGGAATTCCATACGAGAAAGTCTATTTCGGATTTACATAAATAGATATATTCATTATAAATCAATCGATTGTAAAAAAGCGTGTTTCGTCTTATGATTCACATAAATAACAGTTTGTTCAGGAACAATTATATATCCCGATCCAATCGGTTCACTAGATACGACAAGTCCATTTTTAACAGAATAATAGAGAGATAATGCGGGTAAAGTAATTCCATACTTATATCGTGTGATTATCGAAAATTCAGAATTCGAGAAAATAAAGTTCGCCAAATATTTCCGATATTCTTTCGAGAGAATCTGAAAAAATGGAAGTAATATGTTTTTATGAAATTCTTGAAAATCAATATTTTTGGTTTTATCGAATTTTCGTAATATTGTCAAAAATAGATAAAATATTTGTTCTGAATCGGTTTTTCCGAAAATATATTCTTGTAAATCTTTATCGATATATTTCATTAATTTACTTGGTTCAATATCAAACTTATACAGTTCCCCATTATGTGCAAAAACAGCGTCGTTATATACAAATGGATGTGTATTTTCTAAAACAGTTTCTGCACTCGATTCACTACACTCCCTAGTACTACATCTTTGTCTAAGATGTATAATCACTGGATCTTTTATTTTCGGAAGGTCTAATAATAATTGTATACAGATATATGGAGACATAGGACAACTCCGTTTTACCCATTTGTTATGATATTGATATGCAATCCCCATTCCGTCTAATCGTGGTCCATAATCTCTTTTAGAAAGTGAATATCTCGATTTTTTTTGAGAACGTTGTGCTACTATTTTTTTAATTTCATTTACATTTAATATATGGTCAAACATAAAAAAAAGCCTACACATCTATAATATAATAATTTATATATATTATAGATATTTTTTTATTACAACACATATTCTATTATGCATCTACATCAACTTCTGGAACATTTCTAAAATCAATAGCATCATCAACTATCATATCATTTTCCTTTCTCTTTACATTTTTCCATTTTGACTTTTCATTTTTCCCAAACTTCTTATCCATATACTCATGCACTTCTTTCGGCTGAGGTCCTTTTGTTCCATATGTATCATTATGCCATTTCTTAAAGTCTTCACTAACGCATGTCTTATTCAGAATAGATCCTGGAGAATATTCATAATATTCACAAATAAATTCGGTAATTACATCCTGGCTCTGGCGATACTTATCAGTCTCTGTAGTTACAATTTCACAATCATCCACTTTTCCGCCAGTTTGTAATACGATGTCTATTAATAAATCCATAAATACATACTTGAATTTACCGTCTAATTTTTTCTCAATATCTGGAACTAATTTAAACTGATATGGCTTTAATGGATCATCTGAAACAGGATTATTCGTAAAAAGCGATAAAAACGATACGAATCGCATACGACGCCATGTACCATGATCCATCGCATTCAGTTTTAATACTTGATTTGCACATAATACCATTTTAAACTGAGGATAAAATTCTAGAGGTTCTATCATATATGGTGCTCGTGCAGTAATCTTATCATTTCCCGCTGTAAATTGCTTCATAATACCTTCATTTATTACGTCGCCTTTGGACGTTTCTCCCATTACTACATACCGCTTTCCCTTTAATCCTACAATTTCTGGAGCTAATCCACCGACCTTTGTTCTTTCTCTCGAAGTAATTGCGGAAGGTGGTAAATCGTATTTATATCCGCCCAATATCATCCCCATTAGACTCGTAAGCACCGATTTACCATTCGATCCTCCACCAATATAATTATTAAATGTCTGGTCTTTCGCTACTCCAATTAGTGTTGACGCTAAATGCTGCCACATATATTTCTTTAATTCGGGAATCGGAAATAATTGGCTCATAAATGTCTGGACTTCTTCAATGACTTCTTTATCATTAATTAAATCATTCTTGATATAATCGATATACGTAGAAATCGATAAATAATCGTCTGGTTTTCCTGGACGAAATACTCCCTCTTTAAAATCCCATACACCATTCTTAAAGCACATAAGATAAGGATTCATATCTAATTGTTTAAGAAATCCACCTTCATAGAACCGATCTTTCGCCTCTATCATAATATTTTTCTTATCACTCGTCTTTCCTAAACGACTATGTATCGCTAATATTTTATCTAGTCGATTTTTCATCTTTTCAATACGATGATCTCCTTCTGGTAATGCAACCATTTGACTATTTAAACTATCTGCTTTTTTCCAATATAATTCTCGTAACTCATTCGATATTGCCGACCGAAGAGTTGTTCCTGAATCTATCTGCGACCATCGATGATTTTGATATTGATACCAAATATTATCTTTTACGCTTACACATACATATTCGCCGTTTTTCAATTGGTATAATACTTCGGCTAAATCGGCTTCTTCGCACCCCGCACATTTTTTATTTGTATCTGTATCACTAGATGCTAGTGATGCCAGGGATGAATCAATTGTCTTTTCTATATAATAGTCAATCGTATTTTCTCGAACTTTTGCAAACTTTTCAGGAGCATCGGTTTTTGACCAATACATGAGTGATCTTTTTGTTAATCCGGCCGTATTTGTCGTAGTCGACTTTTCCCATATTTCATATAATTCATGTATAGTTCCAAAATCGAATCGTGTTGCTTGAGAACTAAACGCTAGCCAAATAATAAAGTATAGTGGATTCATTCGTTTTAAACACCATCCTACACGAATCCATTTTGAATAAGAACCTTCATCATAATATGATGGTGGTAGTGTCATTGTATACTCATATATTTCGCGCGGTTCCAAGTGACGTCTTACATCCGCACTTTCTAAAAACTCTTTTACCGACATATCTAGTTGCTCTCTAGTAGTAATCGTCGCATATACTCCCGCAGACATCAATGTATTTGATAATAATAAGGATGTATTTTGGTGAGACGATTTTGTTACGGTTTTTTTCGATTTTCCGGTAAACTCTGCATGCTCATCCGCAAATTGACTTTTAAAGAATGTGGAATAATGATTTGGGTATCTCGCGGATAATTTAAATATATTCGCTGGTACATCGAACATCTTCATATTTTCCGGAATCATTCGAAATTGTTGATCGGTCGGGTCATATGAGATATTATATACGGTAGTTAATTTATACATTTCATGATTTGGTTTTTTAGAACCATATAATTGCCAGTTGGTATGCCCTATACTAATTCCCTCGTCTAAAACGTCCTCCCATGTATTTATTAGAGGTAAGCTGTTATCCCATGCTTCTTTTAACTTAGGAAGCACTTTCCTACGGAGGAGGATCTGAGTGGTACGATCCGCCTGAATACCGATAATCATATGTATTCCATCTTTTGTTTTATCTTCGAGACAATTTACTGTCGTTTTTTCTAGAATGTAGATTGGGAACTGTGTATCCTCGTCGAATTGGAAGATTTCTTTTAAAGTGTCTAAATAAATATCTAACATATCATTCTTATGATCAGCAGTATATTGACGCGTTTTAATACTCGTATCAAAACGCATATCAATATCAACAAGGATAGGTCCACCACTTTCTAATTGTTTTTCTGTTAAATATTCCGATTTATTTTTTGCGATAACTTCCTTTCCATAGAAATTCATAAATTCAGGATACTCTTCTGGTGAAAAATAATAACAACCCCCGTAAACGCCATTATCCGAATCGGCAATCCGTGTATTTGTCATATACGGATGCTTCGTTTTATCATAATTAAAGACCTTTAAGTAATCTCCGATCTTTTTCGGTTTTACTTTAAATTTCGGTTTCGGTTCATTCTCGGATATCATTTAGATAATATAGTAATATATATTTATATCTCTTCTATAAATCCTATTTAAATGTTCAATTTTATGGACGAACCGATATATGATATTTATAGAAAATTGAAAGAAGAATATAGAAACTATATGAAAATATATCTATCATATATAGTATTGATTTAAGAAAATGCGATTCTGTCAAAGTTGTAATAATATGCTTTATTTAGGTATTAATCCTGAAAATTCGAATGAACTTACATATTATTGTAGATTTTGTGGTAATACCAATGAAATTGTATCAGAATCTGGAATATGTGTATTGAATACACAGTTCAGTCAAAGCGAACAAAAATTTAACCATATTATTAACGAATATACAAAATTAGATCCAACGTTACCAAGAATATATAACGTAAAATGTCCAAATGATAAGTGTAAGACAAATTCTATTCTAGATACGGAAGATCTAAAACCCACGGAAGTGATTTATATACGATATGATGATAGTAATCTCAAATATCTATATATGTGTATATCTTGTGATACGACGTGGAAAACTGGCGATCGTAAATAACAAACGATACTGGAAAACTGGCGATCGTAAATAACAAACGATACTGGAAAACTGGCGATCGTAACTAAATAAAAATATATAAATTATTATATATGTTTACCGAATTATATTTACAAACAACAAATCCAAAACTAACATTCGACGAGTTTTTCAGTATAAAAACATTCAGCAATATTTGTATCTCGGCAATATTTCATACAATTATTTACGTATCTTTCTCTAATTTATTTAGTTATATTTTTTTTGGTACATTATTATCCAAAATAATCAATATCCGATTATGTATCATTCTTATAATTATTATGTTTTTTGGATTTTTCGCAAGATTTTTACACGTAAAAGAAGTATATCAAGCATATGATTCGAATATCGAAAAAACGAGAAATCATTTAGACCGACTCTATATAGGATGGATATTTATTTCATAGAAAATTGATATTCATTTAAAAAAAATAGTATAGAAATATACTATTATAGATTATACAATATGGCTGACGAAGATTATGAATCTGATATTGAAATTGAATCTGATTCTGAATCAGAAACAAAAGATGTAAAACGAAATACTCCCAAAAAAGTAATACCAAAAACAGAAGATGAATCCGAAGATGAAGTTGAACCTTCAGATAATGAAGATGAAGACGACGAGAATGAAATCGACATTAGTGATAACGAACATGATAATGAAATAGATGATGAAGATGGTATAGACGAAGATGTTCAAAAACCGCCAATTGTCATTACGGATCTAGATATTGATTTAGACGATGATAATAATGACGACGACGACGAAGAAGATGATGATGAAAATTATCTTCAAAAATTCGGAGAAAATTGTCAGAAAAAAGTCATCGAAGAATATCATCCAGAATTACAAGCTCATAATACGGATGAAATAGAAACCCTATCTCGAGTAGTTCGTAATGAAATTGGTCAGATAATCGATCCATTTCATAAAACAATTCCTATATTATCGCGATACGAAAAAGCAAGGATTTTAGGCGAACGAGCGAAACAGTTAAATGCTGGTGCAGAACCTTTCGTTGAAATAGATGAAACACTCATTGATGGATACCTTATTGCCTTAAAAGAATTAGACGCAAAAAAAATACCATTTATTATACAAAGACCTTTACCGAATGGAGCATCCGAATATTGGTGTTTAAGAGATTTAGAAGTTCTATAGTTAGACCGACCTATCCTTTCCAATGTTTTCCACAATCTAAACATGTTACAAAAATGGTCGCTGGTTCATCTGCTGAACGAATCTGTAATTCATAATAAGTACATTTTTTCGATCTACATTTCTTACATGTATACATATCTGTACTAGCTTCAATATTCGTAGTGAGTTTCGATTTATCGCGAAGTATTTTTTGCTGAATAAGAACGTCCCAACGTTGAGGATTCATTTCATGATGTGTCATAAACGCAATCGTATACGGTTCAATCTCCTCGGTAAGAATAATGTTTTGGAAATTCACATTCTTTAAATTCATAAAAATCGTCCTTAATCGATCGGTATAAATTTGTACGAAAAACGGATTTTCCCATTTCTTAATTATTTTTCGAGAAGTAGCCTCCTTTATCGCGAAATTGAAAATTCCCTTTTCTAGATTTGCGAAGAAATTCAACTTTTCGGAAAACGCGGGATATAATTTTTCTAATTGAATACATACTTTGTTACGAAAGGTTTTCGGTTCTTCAATCTTATATGACATAGATAATAGTATACATGTCATAATACAATAATATTTAAATCAATTTTCTATAGATATTCCTCTTCTTCTAGTTCATCCGAACATTCTAATACTTTTTCTTCTTCTTGAACGGATTCTATCTTATCAAATACGGTTGGTTTTCGTTTTTTTGCGGATGGTTTAGCAATTTTTACCATGTTCTTTTCCGCCCATTTAGGAACCTTCTTTTCTTTTTTCTGAGTAGAATCTACACTTTCTGATTCAACCGTCTCACCATCTTCTTCGTCTTCATCATCTTCATCATCTTCCTCTATACAATCATCTACGACGAATCCGTCTTTTGCATAACCAGTTTTTGTTTTAGGCATCGCCTCCTCCTGATCCGAATCTTCTGAAACTTCCGAATCTTCAGAGCCAATATCTTCGAATCCACCGAAGAGATGTTCGTATATCTTATCCCACTCTTTCTCTGTAATAGACGAGACATCTTGGCCTTCTAATTGATTTACTAGGAGGCATGATCCGAATAAAAGTAGCCTATCAATTGGTGGTGGAAAATCGTATTTATTTTCTTGTCCAGCGCGTCCTGTTTTCTTTCCGTAAACAGAGATAAAGTATTTTTTTCCACCTTCCTCATTTTGCTGGTTGATATCCCATGTAGTTAGGAGTTCAAATCCGTCGGCGGTTTTAAATCCCGCTTTTTTATAGAGTTCTTCTTTAACGTATGTCTTTACGTTCAATTCTTTTATAGTCCCAGTTTTATCGATAATTAATAGTTTAGGCATCTCTCTGGATTAGAATAAATAGAATGAAGTATTTAAGCCGTTTCTATTAATTAATTTAGATAAATATATAGGGATAATATATAATATGACAAATCGTAAAAAAACTTCAAAAAAAAGAGGAGGAAATATTTTTAGTTTTTTGAGTGGTTCAATCGACTCAACCAAACCATTAACTTTAGTACCAAAACTTAAAAGTTTTTTAAAAGATAATATTCTACCATTTGTAACTAACATGGAATATAAAAAAAAAATTGACGAGTTTATTGCTACCGAATATGTTGCTAATAACGAAGATGAAAATACACCATTTAATAATGCGGTAAAAGAATTCCAAAATTTAATATCACGGTTAGACTTTAATAAAAATCCCATCATGCAAAAAGAAGAATCCAAACAACAACCTAACCCCGTACAACAACCTAACCCCGTACAACAACCTAACCCCGTACAACAACCTAACCCCGTACAACAACCTACCCCCGTACAACAACCTACTACTACTATGGGAGGTAAAAGACACAAAAAAACAAGAGGTCGTCGTCGTTAAAATCTCATACCCAGAATCTTTGAATTGTATAACTATAATAATTATATAATTTTTCTAGAATGTGGATAAGTTTTTTCTTAAATATAACTATTTCATTCATCATTATCTATCTCTGCCATCAACTATGGGAATATTTGAAGAATACATTTAGTACAAAGATTACGAAAGATTTAGCCGGATCTCAAATTCAAAAATATAAACAAATGATTGAAGAAATCCAATTGGGAGAATCCGAAATATCCACAAATATGGAAAAAGAGCTCGAATCCTTCATCGAAACCATCTAACCCCCGCCCCATTTTCTCTCAAAAATAGATTTAGGAAAACAACATAAATATATTTAGCTTTTATCTACATATTGATGCTATCTCAAGACGAAACGTATCAACTCAATCAGCGATTTCCACCAATCGAACTTTCCTATGAGACTATTCCTCATAGGAAAGTTTCTCCTCTATATAATATTTGTCTAGCGATTCCTCAAGGAAAAAAAGGTTATCTCTGGTTTACATATCATGACGATGACGACGTTTGTTTTTTCATGGAATTAAATCGCGATAAAAAAGTTGGACGAATGCGAATCGTCGATTTTCCCTTCGATAAAAACCTTTGTTTAGGAACTGTCCTATATGGTTCTCTCGTAGAAATCGATTCCTATATTCCGATTTTCGTGATTGAAGATATTTATTTTCATAAAGGCATTACGATGAAAAACTTATTATTCGGTGAAAGGTTAGCATTTATCGAGAGAACATTAGAAAATATGTATGTTTTACAAGAAAAATCCACCACCCACCAAAAAAAAGGCCTGATTCTCTCGCTACCACCGATATGGTATATTGATAAAACTGAAGAATATGAATGTGTTTATGAAATCCCAGCTATATGGAAATCGAATCTAACCGAATTTCAAATACATCATATACAATATCGTACATTATATGGAAAAGGACCATATATGAACGTATTTAATAATAATTCAGTTCTACATAAGAAACCTGCGACGTATATTCCTGTACAAATTCCGGTGTACTCGAATTATCGAATGGATATAACGAAACCACAATATAAAAATCCAACTGCATTTCTAGTATTCGCAGATATTCAGTATGATGTGTATCATCTATTTGCTTATGGAAAAGGGTCTCAACATATTTATTATAATGTCGCATATATACCAAATTACCAGACAAGTGTAATGATGAACCGAATTTTTAGAAAAGTAAAGGAGAATGATAATCTAGATGCTATTGAAGAATCAGATGATGAAGAAGATTTTCAGGATACGAGAGAAGACAAATATGTGGATTTACAGAAATCTGTAGTGATAGAATGTATCTATTTATCAAAGTTTAGAAAATGGGTTCCAAACCAACCTGTTCAAGGAAAAAAAATAGTACATATTTCTCTACTATAACTATAACTAAGAAACGAATTTATTTTATGATTTTTCTGTAATATTATATTATCCTTATTATTATATTATCTCTATATTATAGACTATGGATCCTCCAGTACCACCACCACCATATGATCCAGCTGGTTCATATACGGATAAAATTGTACATATAAATTATTTATCAACCTATTTTGCTAGTAATAATAAACTAGATACGCTATCTAATAATACCAATTCTGAAATTTATAGATTAACAGTTGATAATTCAAATTTACTTGTAAAAATACAAGATACAGATTCTTCATTAAATGATCTATATGAAATCACTACCAAAATTGATTTATCACAATTAAAACAAACTGTATATGATATATCTAATACATATGCAACATTAGATAATCCATTTTTTTCTGGACAACCAAGATGCCCGACCGTAGATATTAATGGTGTGGAATCAAATTCTACACATATTGCTACAACCGAATTTGTAAGTGGTACAATTTATGCATTGCTTGGAATTAATACTACTACAGTATTAACCCTTAAGAATACAGTTGCAAACTTAGTTCAAGAACTTAGTGGTGATTATTTATATATTTTTAATAAGATTAATAGTAAATCTGATTTATCATATGTAAATTTAACATTTGGTTCAATAAATCAACATATCGATTCATCTTTTTCTGAATTACAACAAGGTGTAAATTCGTTAGTTAATAACTTGAATAGTAACGTATCGAATGCATATGCTTTAAAAAACGACGTTTCATATAATTTAAGTTTAAAAGTAAATTATACAGACATTTCATATTTATATTCTGGAATTTCTGGTCAAGTATTTATAAGTAAAGATCAAGAAATACCAGAATGGTCGAATACAATGAATATAACAAATATATCTGCGAATAATATTACTGGAACTATTGGATATTTTAATTATATTTCTACTCCTATGTTTACAGGAACTACAGGAATCTTCAATATATCGGTTTCTGCTCCTACATTTAGTGGAACTACGGGATTCTTCAGCAATACCATTTCCGCTCCTACCTTTACTGGAAGTACAGGAATATTCAGTAGATCGGTTTCTGCTCCTACAGTTAGTGGAACTACGGGATTCTTCAGCAATACGGTTTCTGCTCCTATAATGACAGGTTCTATAGGAATCTTCAGTGATACTGTTTATGTTGCTACAATTACTGGAACTACAGGATTCTTCAGCAATACAATTTCAGCGCCTACCTTTACTGGAAGTACAGGAATATTCAGTGATACAATTTCGGTTCCTACCGTTATTGGAATTACAGGAATATTCAGCGATACTGTTTCTGCACCTACAATTACTGGAACTACAGGAGTCTTTAGTAGATTAATTTCTGCTCCTATAGTCACTGGTTCTACAGGAGTCTTTAGTAGATTAATTTCTGCTCCTATAGTCACTGGTTCTACAGGAGTTTTTAGTAATACGGTTTCTGCTCCTATAATGACAGGTTCTACAGGAGTCTTCAGCAATACGGTTTCTGCTCCTATAATGACAGGTTCTACAGGAGTCTTCAGCAATACGGTTTCTGCTCCTATAGTGACCGGTTCTACAGGAGTCTTCAGCAATACGGTTTCTGCTCCTATAGTGACCGGTTCTACAGGAGTCTTCAGCAATACGGTTTCTGCTCCTATAGTGACTGGTTCTACAGGAGTCTTCAGCATATCAGTTTCTGCAGCTATAGGAATATTCAGTGATACGATTTCTGCACCTACCCTTACAGGTTCTACAGGAATATTCAGTGATACGGTTTCTGCTGTTACCTTTTCTGGAACTAGAGGAATCTTCAGTGATACTGTTTCTGCTGACACCTTTTCCGGAACTAGAGGAGTATTCAGTAATTTTATTTCTGTTCCTACAATTACCGGAACTACAGGAGTGTTCAGTGATACTGTTTCTGCTCCTATATTTTCGGGTTCTACAGGAGTCTTCAGTAATTTTATTTCTGCTCCTACAATTACCGGAACTACAGGAGTCTTCAGTGATACTGTTTCTGCTCCTACAATTACAGGTTCTACAGGTAAATTCAGTAGTTTTATTTCTGCGCCTATATTTTCGGGTTCTACAGGAGTCTTTACTATATCGATTTCTGCTCCTACCATTAATAGTTCAGACGGTATCTTCAGTAATTCAATTTCGGTACCTACACTAAATAGTTCACAAGGTAGCTTCAGTAATTCAATTTCAGTACCTACATTGAATGGTTCGGATGGTATTTTCAATGATTCAATTTCAGCTCCATCATTTACTGGTTCATATGGTAATTTCAGTACTTCTGTTTCTGCTCCTTCATTTACTGGTTCAGATGGTATTTTCAGTAGTTTTATTTCTGCTCCTTCATTTACTGGCTCAGATGGTATTTTCAGTAATTATGTCTATGCTCCCAACTTTACAGGTGCTACTGGAGTATTTAGTGATACGGTTTCAGCCCATAAATTTACAGGGTCAGATATATATTTAAATGGAAACCTTACTGGTAGTACTTGTTATTTTAATAGTTTATTTTTAAATGGAATATCATTGCCATCAGGACAGATAGCTACAATATCTGATATTTCAACGGCAGTCTTGGATTTAGTTGGAGGCGCACCTGAGTCATTAAATACATTAAAAGAACTTGCAGATTATTTTGGTAATGTTGATTTATCTAATGTAATAGTATTATTGCAAGATTTAGGTAGCAAAGCAACAAAAACATATGTAGATGGTTCTATAAATTCTATAAAAGTTACTATCACAGATTTATCAAGGAATATCTATAGAGAAACTTTTAATAATAAATTTTCTATATCGGATTTATCCAAGAATGTATATACCGATACTTCCAACATCAAAATTTCTATTTCGGATTTATCCAAAAATATCTACGTAGGTATCACAAATTCTATATCGGATTTATCC